TTACGCTGGGCGGCGGAAACAACTGCGGTTGCTTCGCCTCATACTCATCCGGGCCTACTAAAGACCCATTCCACTCTTTCTTCATGCGATGCAGTTTGTATCTAAAGCCCGAGCGGTCAGAAATACCGTATGCGTTTTTGCCGTTAGCGAAACCAGACATCGTTAAGTCCTATAGTAGTCGTACGACGGACTGATCCGTAAAGACGCTCGATCTCGGTCTTCATCCATCGCGCGTTGCATTTCTTCTTCGTACACCTGCTTCAACACGCCCATCATTTGCGGATTGCGCTTCATAGCTAGGTAATACGCTAAACCCGCAGTCAAACACGGGTAAAAACGAAAAGGAACGTCAACAGTGTTGGTGTTAGTGTCTGCGTCGTCGATACGCGTCAATCGGTTAAACTTAACAACATCTGTGTTGTTTTCTGGTGCGGGCCACACCTTGAGGATCGGCGTGATTTGGCGATCTAGAAAAAACTCGTTTACCCTTCCGGTTTGCGCTTTATTCGGAATGTTGAGGTAACTAGATCGACTTACTCGTTCTATTTGGAAATCGGTACTGTCCCTTGTGACCACCGCCGACAAAATGTCGATAGTGCTACGCACGTCATCAAAATCGACCGCAGCACTGACGGTCGTTGTAGCCGCACTGGTCCCGCCGGTAATCGTTTCAGAAGCCGAAAAAGTGCCGCTAGGAATGGTGATCGCCAAAGTCGTAGAACTGGGCTTACTAGTTATAGATGCAGTGGCGGCGCTAGTACCTCCAGTTATTGTCTCTGCTATAGAAAAAGAACCGGAATCCGCGACCGTCATTGTCAAAGTACCGCCGGGGTACTCTGTTATGCCGGTTGCCAAAGGTATCGTCGTTTGCTCAATCGTCCATTGATTGAGGCCACGATTCGCCCAATCTGCAAACAATAAGTTCAAAGACCTACGAGCAGTTTTTAAGTCGTAACCCGTGCGAACTTCTAGGCCACAGCGTTCAAATGCCTCTTCGACATACTCTGCAACGTCCAGTTCAAAATCTTTGCTATTGCTTGTTGTCATTGTACAAATTGTCAAAAACTTGATTTACATCGAGCGTGTAATCTAAATCGGATTTCGAATAATGTATATGCGCAGATGGCTTAAAGTCAGGAGCGCCTTCACCAGTTTCGAACCACGCAGGATGCGTAACTCGCACGCGATTGTTAGGTAAAGCTACGATGTTTCCGGTCCAAGATCCCGCGTCCAACAACTGCAAAACATGACTTTGTTTATGTTGTGCAGGGTCGTCAGCAATCTCGCTTTCTGAATAGTCCACGGTAAACAAGTATTTAGCAGGGTACATTTCCCCATCAATCTTTGCTAACCACGGACAAGGCGTAGCTCTATCTAAAACATAAACAGCATGGTGGTGGGAGCTACAATCCCACGGTTGTGCGGCCCAAACGGGCATCGCGTCGGGCCACTCGTCAAGCGGGACATCTCCCACCAAAGCTGTAATAGGCATGCGAGCCCACATTGCGCCACCGTGTACGGTGTCTTCTTCTTCACCCTCGGCTTCAATGCCAGTAAAAATTACTTGAAAACTCAAGCAACGACACGGCATCGTCGTCACGGCAACCGCCATAGCGTGCAAAAACTCGCCGTGATACTCCTCGTGGTTTTTCGTGTATTCACGACGCACCCAGCATTTAAAATGCGGGATGTTAGATTGTAGGTAAGGCATTTTAGATTTTACCGCCTACCTTGCCGCCTTTGCGTTTCATTTTGCCACCTTTCTTCATGCCTTTCGTTTGCATTTTGCCGCCGTTTCGCATGCCTTTTGGCTTCACGCCGCCGCCTTTTTTCATGCCACCGGGCATTTCTTGTTTTTTGCCGCCCATCGCACCGCCTTTAGACTTCATCTTAGCGCCTTGAGCACTGCCCTTGCTTTTCATGCTTTTCTTTTTGGGAGCCGTGGATTTCTTAGCGCCGCCCATGCCCAAATTGACTCTACTAGCCATTTTTTACCTCACAGATACTTCGTTTTTTTCCTGCGATCGCTCATAACAGCGCCGCACCCTCTAGCAATCTGTTGACGCACAGCGCCACCATCTCGCATCTTAACAGTAGCTTTCTTCGTGTTCGCCACCACCGTTTTGCCCTTTTTACCTTCTTTTTTCTTTTTTCGCGCGGTTGCTGCCCGCTCTGACTTGCTTAAGCTTCTTGCTTTAGACTCAGGCAAACAACGATCTGGGTTACGTTTGTCGGGAGATGTGCCACATTTGCCGACAATGTCCCCTTCGGCATTGATACGAACCCAGTTCTGATCGCGCCATTTCTTTAACTCGCCCATCTACCTAGCTCCACGCCTCAAGACCCATGCTCTTGTTTATGACCGTGTTACCGCCTCCAGCCACATAACCGTTCGCCAAAGATTCGCAAAGACCTTTGTCTGTTAACGGGTATGAAACGGTTTTTGACAATTCGTCGAAAGTGCTGTCCCAATTATTCATTGTCTGGTCAATCACACTTTGAGTGAGGGTACTGTCCTGCTCCAAATCAGCTTTTATTTGAACCAAAAACCATGCTTTGAGTGCAGCAAGATTAGCGTCATCGTTTGCAAACAACGTCCCGTATTTAGTCCCTGTCTGCACGCTATAAATGTCCACTACTTCTTCTTTTTGCTGCCTTTGGCGTAGTTCGGGTCTTTACAATACTTAGAAGCCGCCATATTCGCGTAAGCAGACGGGTATGTGTCAAAGGTTCGCTTGGCCCAAGCTTTACCAGCCGGGCATATTTTACTGCCTCGGCTTTTCTTAGAAGCACCGCCGCCCTTTGCGTAATAGCTCAAGCCTCGCGGCATGTCTGATCTAACCATTACCACGCCTCACAACTCCAGTACCGAGCCTTAAATTTATCCTTCGCGGTATCACAGTTGTGACGAGCGCGAAAGCTCTTACGCCTTGCTGGTTGACTCTTTTTGATAGTCATATCGGGGTCCCCGAAACGAACAATCTTCACGTCGTTGCCCTTTTTGGCTAGAACTGCGGATTTTTTGTTTTTGCCCGGTGTTCTTTTTGGTTGGTTATAACCTGAAAATGTTTCGCCTCGGTATTGCAATCGACCCGAAGGCAGTCGTTTTACATCCTTGGTCGTCGCCATTAACTAAAACCTTTTCGCATGTACAAGATTACGGTGTATGTATCTGCGGAGCTTGCTCCGACTGTCGTAAACTTCACGTCGCCAGTTTTTCCGGTGCCCGCATTGTTCGTCAGGCCGCCAAAAATACTATAGTCGTGATCACCGCTTTGGTTTTCACCCAACTCAATAATAAAAGCATCGGAGTCCGCATCGAACAAAAGCTGCACTTTCATGCCTATGCATTGCCACCAGATGCGATCGATGGTGACACTAGTACAAGCATCACCATCGGCGCTGTTTTGCAAAGCTGACACGTCCACTTTTGTGACTGCAGATTCGCCGGTCCCATCTGAGATGTTAGTCAGTTTTAGGACTGCAAATTTGGGACCATCAACTAGTGTTTGCGAGGTTACTGCATCAGCCATATCAAACTCCTAAGATGCGTCAGCGGAACTACTGATGCCAAAGAACTTTAATACAATAACGGTATCGCCGCCCGGATCACCAGAGACTACAAGCTCTACTTCGTCAGCCGTAGCGCCTGCTGCAGTAGTGGTGCCTCCAGACATCCCGAGCACGCCGTTGCATGGGAAAAAGCCTTTGAAACCAGTGCTGTTTACTGCTGCAGAAATACCATCGACAAAACCGTCGGTATCCGCGTCAGTGCCAATGTCGTTCAAATTCACCGCATTAGCCGCAGCGGTTGTAACAGCAACGGTTACACCCATAGGAATGAAGTTAACCGGAATCCCTATCGATCCCTCTTTTCCTGTAGTGGCGCCGTCAGCAACAGTGATTGTGGTGGTATAAGTCTGCAACGTCATGGTGCTTGTGACACCGCCAGTGGTTGCGTTCTTAGTTATATCTTGAAAACCGTTTTCCGAACGGACCGGTCCATTGAAAGTCGTATTAGCCATGTTGAGCTCCTGTCTTGGCTAGTGTCAGACACGGGATGCGTCTGTCAGGATTTCCCAACAATAACTAATCAACAGGCAAAAAGAAAGGGCGACAATGTCGCCCTTCCAAAGCAGCAAAAGCTTGCTTTACGCGCCCGGAGTACCAAACACGGCACGCCAATCGCTGACGCCGAAAGAATATCTTTCGCGAGCTTTAAAGCGCATGTTGCCGGTGTCAAAGTCCCCTTCCATCGCAGTTTTGATGGGGGTTCTGTTGAACAGTTTGAAGCCGTTAGGAGCGTCTGTCTTGATGAAGAAAGCGTCACTATCCGTAAGGAAGTGGTTCACTACTGCACCGTCAGGAAGCATACCCATTGACTTGTTGGCGTTAATATCATTATCCGCCGTTCCGGGTCGCAGGTTCGAGTTCAGCACTCGTTCTGCGATGAACTGCAGTTCTTTTGGAATGATTAATTTCATTCCGCGAACGGCAATTTTCAGACCTCTTTCATCGGTCATACCAGCAATCTCGATCAGCATCTGCTCGAGCGAAGTCTCGTTGAGATCCGCAGCAGTTGCCAAAAGGTTTGTCTGGTTGCCAGAGATAGAGGGGTGAGCCGCTGAACAAAGAGCCGCACCGTCACCAATTGGTGAACCAGTGCTGAATGCATTGTTCAGAACGGTAGCAGCACGGATTTGCTTGGTTTGAGACATTGAACGAGCTAGTGCGCGTGTATAACGTGCCGCTAGACGGTCGTACAAATTGTCTTCTATGGCTTCCTCAGTGATCGAAAAAGCCAACGCGATTGTTTCCATCGTATATCGTGCAGTGTAAGTCTCCTGCGCGTCATCAAATGAAATAGCGGTGCCTTCTGATTTCACAGGGGCAGTACCAAATCCTGAAAGCATGACTTCTTCTTCGAACGCTCGGTCAGAAGTTTCTTCGTCAAAGATTTCAGCGTGCTCTTGATCGTAACGATCGTACTCCAAGCCGAACAAAGCATTTAGGCCGGGTTCAAGCTCTTTCGCTAATTGTGCGCGAGTAATAGGCATTGAATTTCTCCTACCTTATATGCCAGTTGTGGTGGCAGTGGTTTGTGAATCGAATCGAGCATTCGGTGAATTGTAGTGCGCATTAATGCGAACAATCAGCGGAATACCGGCTGAAGCAAAATCACTGTTAGCATCGTCATCGACAATACCCATGATTTTCAGCGGCAACGTAGCTGTAGTCGCAATAGTTGACACACCCAATGCCGAGTTTGATCGACCGGTGTCGGTTGAACCCGTACGAGCAGAAGTTCCAAGGCTTGCGTTTGCGAAAACAGCAGCCAAAGCAGTAGCGCGATTCGTCAGAGACGCATCACTAGCTACTTGGAACGTTTGCATCGGATTGTCAGCAACGAGAGCTTTGACAGGGAAGTTCGTGTCAACGCTTACGCTGTTTGATCCGGGCCAATAGTTTAAGAACGTGGTCTTTTTAGTTGTGCTATCGACGTACTCAACACCTACCAAAACCCCAAG